TAGTAATTGTAGTTCTAATCCTTCTGTTAATGTTGCTACAGATGGGTCATTCAATGGCGTGTCTGCTTGACCATATAAGTCGTCACGCATTGTTGTTGCAACTGTATCAGTCATCTTTACTGTAATAGTAAACTCATATCCGCGAATACCAGTTTCAGGTTGTTCAATTTCCCTGTCACCTAATGCTCTATAGATAAGACTGTTGTTAGTTACTGTTAATGAAAAACTTGTTACCTTAGCAACTGTGCTCGGTGACGCACCCCATTTCATTGAACCTTGCCAAAACATCCACGGTTTCTGTGTGTCTGCTACATATGATGCTGTTCCAGATGCACTAGATGTGACTGTCTTTGCTACCCAATTTGCACTACCATTAATGACTTCGCCCTGGTTTGCATTGATACTAACCTCGGTTAAATGACATCCTGTATAAACATCACTGTCATCAGTAGCACCTTCTTCACTCGTAACTTCCATCTTGAACGTTGGAATGTCATTGGCTCCGTATCCTATATTGTCTGCTTCAGTAAGAACAAAATGACTTGCTGTATCTCCGGCACCTGTCTTTAAACCAATTGCATATTGTAAGAATGTAAAGTCTGCTACTTCCCATTCAATAGTTCCGCTAACGTCGAAGTTTCCTAACAACGATACCGTTGCGTTTCGTCCTTCACCTATTCCTTGTGTCTTCTTCAAATTGTTGTTCAAACTTGGACTGAAATTCATTACCTTACCGCCGATTGCTGTTCCAATGGAACCACCTGCGCCAAAACCTGTTTCAGTTACGTATCGAACATTTGTACTGTATCCCTTAAATGTTACCATAGTTTTATACCTCCTCGACGTTGAATAAGGATATTAAGTCCAAATTCTTCTGATAGATTTTCTGTTTACCGCTTCCATATAACAACATCGGTCCAACGGTTACAACAGTCAAAAAATTCATATAGAAAAAGTTCTTCTTATTCTGTATGAATTTTGTCCTAAGAGTGTCAATGAATGATTCAATTGTACTTGTCTTTGAATCGTAGACATATATTGCAAAACTTGCATTTGTCATGTTCGCATCTGCACCAAGACCCAATTCTTCTGTATCTAATCCAATAGTATCGATTGCGATACGTGGAAAACTATCAATAGATAGGTCTGTACGTGGTAAGTCTGGATAGATTTTATCCGTTCCATAGTCATATTCAATATCATATGCTCCCGTTTGTGCTGATGTGAATGTGATTTTACATTTGATTGTAGTGTCAAGAAAATTATAATCAACAAGATAGTCCGTACCAAATACTAATGGAGTTGCGTCTACTGTAATTGCTCTAATGTTTTTGACGTTTGTTTTATTAATGACGTATTCTGTATCAGCTGAAAACGTACCTGTATCGTTATCAGTTGTTACACCACGTTGTGTGATTGTGAATATGTCTTGATTTCTCATAAAGATAACTATCTCGTTCTTTGCTAATCTGGAATTGAATGTTGTAGTCATGTGTAACTCACCTTAATTTGTCCTACCAACTCTGGAATATGTCGTTCTGCGTTTACATCTACTATTGCTGGGAGTTTATGATAGAACGTATTACGAATGAACGGCTGTGCTTTTGTTCCTGGATGATGTACTTCCTTCGCAAATACAGCATCTGTTAGATGTTTTTTACCACCAAACTTAAACTCTGTACTTACTTTACCGTCATCATGTTGTACCCTTCTGCCACCGAATTTAGCAAAAGCAAGTGCTTTCTTATTCTTTGGTCGTATGATGTGTGGTGCTGTTCCCATCTCTACGTATAAGCCGTAGTCTGCCATGATTATGATTAATTCGTTACCTTTTACTTTGACATCAATAGTCTCTCGGAGGAATCCTTTATCTACTGGACATACACGCACTAGTTCATTTGTAAGGTCGTTTCTTACACCATCAACAAATAAATCCCATTGTTCTGTAGTTACCATTAGACCTTGAACAGTTGTGCTGCATTATAGAATACAGTCGTTCCTAACCTCCGTACAATTACTTTGTCTACACGATATGTTTCAGATTCATACGTTATTTTATCGTTCTTATTAACAGTAACAGTTTTCTTAACTAACAATACAGCGTCTGCATTTTGTATAAGGGCTGGTTTATCTTGAATCCATTGGTCTTCTTTACGAAAGAATGCACCAGTTATAGTAGAAGTTGTACCGTCTGCGAATGCTTCATCACCTGTAGTATTATCAAGTGTTTTTGTGACGGGAATATAAGTAAGTGACTTTGCGAAATTATCTATCATCGTCTCATAGACGTCTGCTTTGAAGTTTATACTCATGGCACTTGCCTCCTGTTAAGCCTCTTGGCTATCGAAAAAAATAAATTATAGTGTTCGTGGGTACTTGATTAAACGTTTTTCAAGTTCTGCACGTTCTTCTTTCAATGTGTTGTATGCCTCACGTATATTTACATACGCTTGACCAATAGTTACTGACCCTTCTGGTAATGAATACGTCGAAGGAATGTCGTGTGTACCTGCAACTTGTGTTGATAATGTCCTCATTGCTGCCAATACTAAACAGTATCTCTTAGCTTCTTCGGGCATTGGGTACACTCCCCACCAATAATTGAACTCAATAAGCTGGGGTGTATTACCTGAAAATACTGATTCTTCTGAAGTATCACTTAATTGAAACTTGCCTTCACCTGAATAAATAAATACACTTCCTGGTGTGACTGTCGTTGTGTCAATAGTTAATGATTCCAACAGTCGGATTGGGTATTCCTCCGCATACATAATGTTGGTACTGGTTCCATCTAAGACTGTCGAGATATAGTGGGGGTCTGTAGCGGAGTATAGCACTCGATATTTACTTGTATCATCTGGATTAGTTTCCCAATCTGATTCAACTGTAATAGTATCTCCTGTGTTACTTAGAATAGCTCTTGCTTGTCCAGAACCAGTACCAGAATAAATCCACACAAAATGTTCTTTGAAATCATTGATATTCCAGTCACCTTCTGTATCGACGAGTGTATCGTCCGTAGCAGATTCACCTGTACCATTATCCTTCTCGAACCAATATGTGGTGAATGTAAGGTTGTCCAGTACTCTTTCTGAGGCTTTGATATGCTTAGTTATAGCGTCACGACTAACATTGTCGCTGGACAATAACGTTGTTGCATATACTTCATCTACGGTGCAATACATTTTTATCTACTCTTCTTCTACTTTTTTAGTGAATCTCTTTTTTGTCACTTTTTCAATAGCCTTTGATATGGCTGCTTGTGTTTTTTTCGTTTTCTCTTCTTTTTTCTTCTTCAAATAATCAGGGTCATTGTTAGATGGTTTCACGTTTTTAACAAACATTCTCCAATTACCTGAGTCATCTTGTACTCTACAAAGATGATAAGGATTTTCCAATGGTTTTCCTTTTAGGTGACCATGTTCTGCTTCTGTAACTGTCTTCAACACTTCTACTTTATCTTCCATTTTCTATTTCCTCATTAATCATCACTAGTGATGATTAATGAGGAAATAGAAAATGGAAGATAAAGTAGAAGTGTTGAAGACAGTTACAGAAGCAGAACATGGTCACCTAAAAGGAAAACCATTGGAAAATCCTTATCATCTTTGTAGAGTACAAGATGACTCAGGTAATTGGAGAATGTTTGTTAAAAACGTGAAACCATCTAACAATGACCCTGATTATTTGAAGAAGAAAAAAGAAGAGAAAACGAAAAAAACACAAGCAGCCATATCAAAGGCTATTGAAAAAGTGACAAAAAAGAGATTCACTAAAAAAGTAGAAGAAGAGTAGATAAAAATGTATTGCACCGTAGATGAAGTATATGCAACAACGTTATTGTCCAGCGACAATGTTAGTCGTGACGCTATAACTAAGCATATCAAAGCCTCAGAAAGAGTACTGGACAACCTTACATTCACCACATATTGGTTCGAGAAGGATAATGGTACAGGTGAATCTGCTACGGACGATACACTCGTCGATACAGAAGGTGACTGGAATATCAATGATTTCAAAGAACATTTTGTGTGGATTTATTCTGGTACTGGTTCTGGACAAGCAAGAGCTATTCTAAGTAACACAGGAGATACTATTACAGTTGAATCAGATTGGGAAACTAATCCAGATGATACAAGTAAATATCGAGTGCTATACTCCGCTACAGACCCCCACTATATCTCGACAGTCTTAGATGGAACCAGTACCAACATTATGTATGCGGAGGAATACCCAATCCGACTGTTGGAATCATTAACTATTGACACAACGACAGTCACACCAGGAAGTGTATTTATTTATTCAGGTGAAGGCAAGTTTCAATTAAGTGATACTTCAGAAGAATCAGTATTTTCAGGTAATACACCCCAGCTTATTGAGTTCAATTATTGGTGGGGAGTGTACCCAATGCCCGAAGAAGCTAAGAGATACTGTTTAGTATTGGCAGCAATGAGGACATTATCAACACAAGTTGCAGGTACACACGACATTCCTTCGACGTATTCATTACCAGAAGGGTCAGTAACTATTGGTCAAGCGTATGTAAATATACGTGAGGCATACAACACATTGAAAGAAGAACGTGCAGAACTTGAAAAACGTTTAATCAAGTACCCACGAACACTATAATTTATTTTTTTCGATAGCCAAGAGGCTTAACAGGAGGCAAGTGCCATGAGTATAAACTTCAAAGCAGACGTCTATGAGACGATGATAGATAATTTCGCAAAGTCACTTACTTATATTCCCGTCACAAAAACACTTGATAATACTACAGGTGATGAAGCATTCGCAGACGGTACAACTTCTACTATAACTGGTGCATTCTTTCGTAAAGAAGACCAATGGATTCAAGATAAACCAGCCCTTATACAAAATGCAGACGCTGTATTGTTAGTTAAGAAAACTGTTACTGTTAATAAGAACGATAAAATAACGTATGAATCTGAAACATATCGTGTAGACAAAGTAATTGTACGGAGGTTAGGAACGACTGTATTCTATAATGCAGCACAACTGTTCAAGGTCTAATGGTAACTACAGAACAATGGGATTTATTTGTTGATGGTGTAAGAAACGACCTTACAAATGAACTAGTGCGTGTATGTCCAGTAGATAAAGGATTCCTCCGAGAGACTATTGATGTCAAAGTAAAAGGTAACGAATTAATCATAATCATGGCAGACTACGGCTTATACGTAGAGATGGGAACAGCACCACACATCATACGACCAAAGAATAAGAAAGCACTTGCTTTTGCTAAATTCGGTGGCAGAAGGGTACAACATGATGACGGTAAAGTAAGTACAGAGTTTAAGTTTGGTGGTAAAAAACATCTAACAGATGCTGTATTTGCGAAGGAAGTACATCATCCAGGAACAAAAGCACAGCCGTTCATTCGTAATACGTTCTATCATAAACTCCCAGCAATAGTAGATGTAAACGCAGAACGACATATTCCAGAGTTGGTAGGACAAATTAAGGTGAGTTACACATGACTACAACATTCAATTCCAGATTAGCAAAGAACGAGATAGTTATCTTTATGAGAAATCAAGACATATTCACAATCACACAACGTGGTGTAACAACTGATAACGATACAGGTACGTTTTCAGCTGATACAGAATACGTCATTAATAAAACAAACGTCAAAAACATTAGAGCAATTACAGTAGACGCAACTCCATTAGTATTTGGTACGGACTATCTTGTTGATTATAATTTTCTTGACACTACAATCAAATGTAAAATCACATTCACATCAGCACAAACGGGAGCATATGATATTGAATATGACTATGGAACGGATAAAATCTATCCAGACTTACCACGTACAGACCTATCTATTGATAGTTTTCCACGTATCGCAATCGATACTATTGGATTAGATACAGAAGAATTGGGTCTTGGTGCAGATGCGAACATGACAAATGCAAGTTTTGCAATATATGTCTACGATTCAAAGACAAGTACAATTGAATCATTCATTGACACTCTTAGGACAAAATTCATACAGAATAAGAAGAACTTTTTCTATATGAATTTTTTGACTGTTGTAACCGTTGGACCGATGTTGTTATATGGAAGCGGTAAACAGAAAATCTATCAGAAGAATTTGGACTTAATATCCTTATTCAACGTCGAGGAGGTATAAAACTATGGTAACATTTAAGGGATACAGTACAAATGTTCGATACGTAACTGAAACAGGTTTTGGCGCAGGTGGTTCCATTGGAACAGCAATCGGCGGTAAGGTAATGAATTTCAGTCCAAGTTTGAACAACAATTTGAAGAAGACACAAGGAATAGGTGAAGGACGAAACGCAACGGTATCGTTGTTAGGAAACTTCGACGTTAGCGGAACTATTGAATGGGAAGTAGCAGACTTTACATTCTTACAATATGCAATTGGTTTAAAGACAGGTGCCGGAGATACAGCAAGTCATTTTGTTCTTACTGAAGCAGACAATATAGGATACGGAGCCAATGACATTCCAACGTTCAAGATGGAAGTTACGAGTGAAGAAGGTGCTACTGATGACAGTGATGTTTATACAGGATGTCATTTAACCGAGGTTAGTATCAATGCAAACCAGGGCGAAGTCATTAATGGTAGTGCAAATTGGGTAGCAAAGACAGTCACATCTAGTGCATCTGGAACAGCATCATATGTAGCAGACACACAGAAACCGTGGATGTTTTGGCAAGGTTCAATGAAATGGGGTGCGTCACCGAGCACAGTTGCTAAGGTAACAAGTTTTTCATTAACAGTAACTAACAACAGTCTTATCTATAGAGCATTAGGTGACAGGGAAATTGAACAACCTGAAACTGGTATTCGCGGATATGAGTTTACTATTACAGTAAAGATGACTGATACAGTTGCAACAACAATGCGTGACGACTTATATGGTCAAGCAGACACGCCATTGAATGACCCATCTGTAGCAACATTAACAGAAGGATTAGAACTACAATTACTA